TCTGCGTGTAAACAGGATTTATTCCTTGTTCAGTAGCCATATCATAAATAGTATTTTCCATCGCAATACGTCTTGCTTCACACTTCTCTTGATCAAAGTATAACTCAGCCGTATGTTTTACTGAAGGCATGCCGGGCATAGAAATCATTGATATAAGTAACCATATTTTAATCATTACTTATAGAAGTAGCACTTTCCTTCTTTAGTTACCATAAGTAATTTTACACCCATTTTTTTCTGTATTTTTGTGGTCATTCTTCTTATCTTATGACCTGCATGTGTGCCTGTTTTTCTTATACTTTCGCTCTTTACATCTATTTTTATCGTGTCTCCTCTATCATTTAAAGCAATCAAGTCGCACGGCCCAAGGCCACTGATGTTATGAAAAACGTAGTAATTTCTTTTCGTCAGCCAGTGCATGGCTACAAGATGGTTTAAAAAACCAACCTTTTGCTTTCTATTCAATTTCTCCCCACGAAGGTCCTACCTCGCAGTCTACTTTACAAGGAACTCTTAATGGCACGGCACTCTGCATAATATCAATAACTTTTTTCTTTTGTTCTTCAGAGTATACAGAAATATCTAGTTCATCATGTACCTGGATTAAAGGTGTAATACCTTCTTTAAAAACATCTATCATTGCTTTCTTTGTTTGATCGGCAGCGGATCCTTGAATTAATCTATTCAAAGCTTTGTATGTCCAAGCACGTCGTATTCTATTTATACCACCGTATTCTGCTTCAGCATCTTTAAATGATAATGGTTTATGAATACCATAAGAAGATGGTTCCCATAAATCAAAACGACATTTACGTCCTAGTATTGTTCTTATGAACCCCTTTTTCTGTGCTCTACCCATCGTGCCTTCTGTTAATACTTTTACAAAAGGAACTGTAGAATGATATTGTTTAAAAATATCGTCAACGTCTTCTTTATCTAATCCTAATTGGGATCCAAGTTTACCTTTACCCATACCGTACATCATACCAAGATTAATTGTCTTGGCTTGTTTACGATCTATGCCTGCCATATCAGCAACAACTTGATGAAAATCAGTGTCTGGTTTATTATTATAATCATTTAATAATTTTTCTACAGAAGCAACATCCCATTTAGTTGACTCACTAACCAAGGCTCCATAATGTATAAGAAGACGAGGCTCTTGTTGTGAATAGTCAAAACATCCCCACTCCTCACCTTTTTCTGGCACAAAGATTTCTCTTATTTTAGGACCTATATCTTTATTACGAGCTGGTATCTGCTGCAAGTTAGGGTTTTGCATGCTTAACCTTCCTGATATTGTACCGCCTGTCTCTGAACGTAGCTGATTTACATCTGCATGTATGCGACCACGATAAGAATGTTTTAAAATAGAATCTATAAATGTTGTTCTTGCTTTATTTAACTCTCTTGCTTTTACTATATTCTGTGCGAACGGATTAGAATGCGTTGCTAAAAAGTTTTTATCAAAGCTCGGTAAACCTGTTGGTGTTCTGTTGTATCTTATTTTAAGTTTATCAAAAGCTTTTGCAATTGATAATGGAGCAAGTATCTCCACCTCAAAACCACATGCTTTATATAAGCTAGATAATATCTTCTTCTCTGAATTCTCAAAATCTTTTTTAATACGTTCTGCTTTTTCTGTATCAATGCGCACTCCTTTCTTTTTCATAGCGAATAGAACATGAAACAATTCTGACTCTGTGTTAAAAATATTTAATAACTCCTCTTGAGTTATCTTTAGTTGTAATGCTTTCCATAACTTTAAAGTAACTGCAGCATCTTGTTCAGCGTAAGGACCAACATACATTGGTGGTAGTTTCCACATCTCACTCTTTGCATCCACGCCCCACTCTTTTGCAGCTTCATACAATAAAGATTCTGATTTTGTTTCTCCAACATACTCTTTTGATAAATCTTTAAGAGAATAATTAAATCTGTTTTCATTTACTAAAGGTGCAGCAATCATTGTATCTATTATTCTACCGTGCACTTTTAATCCTAATGCATCTAACCATCCAACATCATACATGGCATTGTGAAATATTTTATCACAAGGTAATTCTAAAATAGGTTTAAGTTGATTAAGAAAAACGTTTTGATCAAAGTTACCACCGCCCTCATGTGCTATAGGATAGTATCCCTCCCATCCATCCACGGCCAACGCAACACCAATAACTCTTCCCTGTTTGGTAGCCCATCCAGGTCCTACACCATTTTTTATACCATCATCTTTTGTTTCTAAATCAATAGCGATTTCTTTCGCTCCACTAAAATTAGGCACTGTTTCTGGTGGTACCCACTCACTAGGAGTTTGAAAAAGAGAGGGCTGTCTAAACATGTAATCCTCTTTTCTCACCAGCTCTCAATACTTTTTTACACATATCAAAAGTTATTGATCCTTTTTTATCATTAAAATCCCATGTGCAAAAAACTGTGTTTTTTTTTGTATATCCTTTTTCGTTATCTATTCTATCAATAGATATATTTGTTCGTGTTTTAGTAAAGTTTCTTCGTCCATCTTGTAATACAGAGCCTAGATGTGTCATAATTTCTTTTGTATAAAAACAATGATAACCATATTTTTCTTTATGTTCCTCCCAATGTTCAAGCATCATTTCTTTTGTTGTAATCTCGTGGTAAAGACTACTATGAATATATTTTTTTTTCCTAAAAACTCTTCCATACCAACCATTAATTAACTGCATTAAAAATCCACGTTCTGTGTTTCTATAAGAAGAATCTTTTATAACAGTACATAATTTACATTGTGTTTTAAAACCTCTTGAAATTGCTTCACGTTTAGCAAAATATTCTTTTGTAGTAGGATATGATTTACCGCAAACAGTACATTTTGTTTTCACTTCGTTCGCTCATCTATTTCCCCTGCAATAGCTGCATAGGCCGCCAAGTCTACATAGCTGTCTGGTTTATGTGCATGCATTAGTCTAGCGACTTTAACTAAAGCCATACACATTGCCACATCATGGGGTGTTAATTTTTTGCGGAGGAAAATTGACCACAATGCAGCAATGTTCTCATGATTGGTAAGCTTATCGCCGTAGTCTTCTTGGCGATCACCTCCAACTAATTCTTTTGCTTGTTCTAAAATATTTTCACAGATCATAATAATTCTTTAAACTCTCTATTAGATTGACTCTCAATAATATGTAAAGATTTTTTTGCTCTTGTTGTAGCAACGTAAAACACTCTCCTCTCATCGTCCCTTTTTTGCGCAAGACTTAAATCTGCCTTACGTGGTAAATCTGTTAATACCATAACATTGTCTGCTTCGCCACCCTTAGATGCATGAATTGTAGATAATTTTATATTTTTCGATTTATTAAAGGATGATCTGCGCATTGCTGCATTGATATAACGTTGCATCGATTCTGGTATTCTATCTAATGCAATGTTCCATTCACTATTTATGTCAGCATTTAAACCATGTCCCACGACCAACGATTCGTAATTATATTTAACTTCTTCACTCGCTGTTTTTATGGCTTCTTTATGACCATGTTCTATATTACCATTACCACTCATGTAATAATAAATATCTTGTGCTGCAAATACATCTATCTCGTTTCCTTCTTTTAAATTATTCCATCCTTGTATTGCTCTAATCATACGATCAGAAATAGAAGATCTATTTTTATATTCATAAAACAATCCCTGGTATTTTAAATCATCTGCTATTTGATCTAATACATAATTAGTTCTTGCTAAAATTAACCACGATCCATTTGTTAAATCTATTTGGTTATTGAATCGCATACGATGACGCTGCACTATTCCTTCTTCTTCTTTTGGATTCCAATCTTTTTGTACACGATCATTAACTTTACTAATCAAGTTATCAGCTACTTGATGCACGGCTCTAGGCACTCGGTAAGACTGTGTTAGTATTTCTCTTTCCCCACCTATGAGTCCTAATCTTTTTGTATCAGCACCCGCCCAATCAAATATAGCTTGGTCATCATCTCCTGCAATGTAAGCTCGTTTTGAATTACGAATAAGTATCTCTGCCATTTGCCATTGAATAAAACTAAGATCCTGTGCCTCATCAATAATTACAACTTCAAACCTAGGACAATTTTTTTGTTTATTAAATTCTACAATCATATCTGTAAAATTAAATTTACTGTGTTTCTTTTTGTATCGCTCTAAACCTTTATCTATTTGTTGTAGCTTTTCAAATCCTCCTTGAATATGCTCACCACTACGCATGAACTCATTTGATAGTGATACGTTTTTTATTTTTGCTTGATCAATTAATTTTAAATAAGGATCCTGTGGTAATGAAATACCTAACTCATCTACTGATTTGTTTGGATTAATTAATTTAACTTGTAAGTAATCAGAAGCTGCTTTGTAATCATCATCGTCCATAACATCAGCATTTTTTAATCCCAACATTAAGAATGCCATACTGTGTAGTGTACGAAAATACTTAAAACTTTTACGATCCAAACTAAATTTCTCCATTGCTCTCGTCACTGCTTCTCTTGCAGCTTTTTTTGTAAAAGCAAAATATCCTATTCGATCTGGTGGAGTTCCTTTTTGTAGTTCTGATTCAACAATACTAAGAAGATGTGTTGTCTTCCCGGTACCTGGTGGACCAAAAACTATTTTAATTTTCTGACTTTGACTGTCTTGTAATATCATCTTGTAATAGCATTAAGTTTAATTTTATCATCTTCAAATCATCCACTAAAATTCTTTTTGTTAGCTTCATGTTTCTACTCTCCGCTTTAGCTACGAGTTTCGCAGCTATACCTAGAGTTTCTTTAATCAGTTTTTCCATTCATCACCTCTAAAATTGTTTTCCCTATATAGTAAGGTATCTGTGGTACCAAACTATTACCTAATGATTTAAGTCGGTCCACCCTTTTGGGTATCCCATGAGCCACTCTACCCATGTTGGGTTCAGACTCCCACCACCCTTGACCCACTGTTCTTTGTCCTTCTTCGCTACTCTCACGGGAAGAATTGAATCTCGGTGTGAATTGATTACGGCTTTGCCACTGTCTTTGTAATCTCTCGTCGTTGGTGTTGGCCACATCAACTTCGGATGTGCTACTTGATCGTTCAAACTGATTGGCATTTTCTTTTCTAGTTTCATTTTCATTCTCTCCTCGCTGCTCGGCCCTCGGCCACTGTGAGCGTCTGGAGTGCGCCAATATCCAAATTCTTTCTCTTTGGTGGTTGGCACCGATGCTCGAAGCTGAAATACTAAACGGCCTAACGGAGTAGTCTTCACTCTCCAAGTCCTCGATAACGGTGTCGAGACCGAGTTTAATGTGTCCACTAACATTTTCTCCAATAACCCAAGTTGGTCTGAGTTCTTTGACAAGTCTAAAATACTCTGGCCAGAGGTGTCTCGGATCTTGCTCACCTTTTTGGCGACCTGCGATGGAGAAAGGTTGGCAAGGGTATCCTCCTGTGATGATGTCGATGGAATCAATTCCATCTGCTTTGAGTCTTTCATAGTTCAGCTCCTTTATATCTTCGTATTGTTTAACATGAGGCCAATGCTTTTGCAGCACTTGTCTTGGATATTTTTCGATGTCACAAAATGCTTTTGTTTCAAAACCTCCAGTGGCTTCAAGTCCTAGACTGAAGCCACCGATACCACTAAATAAATCTAAATGTTTAAGTTTCATAATCTCGTTGTAGGATAAATCCCGCATAGTGTCAAATTAAAAAGGTAAAGTTTCATCATTATCCGAACTATCTTCTTTTGGTAATGGCAGCGACTCAATTCTTTTAAAACTTTCATTATCAATTTCCCATAACCTAGTATTCTTCTTTTCTACTTTTCTAACAACTGATTTTGCATCCCTCTCCTTTAATCGTGCAGCTACTCTTACCGCATCAAAACCTCTGAATCTTTGTTTCTCCAAATACATTAATAAGAATTCCATTTTGAAATATATCTTATTGTTCTCTTCAAAAGCTTTACCATAATTTACTTCATCAATAGTTAAACCTTTTCCTTGGTCATTTACATATGCGTGTAAGTGCTGATCAAATCTACCTTCTGGTGAAACATCATCACCCATTTCAATGATCTCTGCATTATTACCAATCTCTTGTAATTTTATCTTCCAATCTTTTCTTGATAGATCTGGAAGGATAACATTTATTTGATCATAAACAGTTTCTTGAAATGTATCTTGTTTATGTAATGTCTTTGTTCTTACACGAACTTGTCTACCATCAATGGTTATGTACCAAATAGAATTCTCTGTTTGATATTTTTTTATACTATCAAAACCAAACTCAAAATCTCCACCAATACCAAACTCTCTTTTACGACATTGAGAAGAGTCGCAGAAGCTGCACATTGGATTGTCTTTACATTTGTATTTGTAATCTGTTTTCTTATGCTGCCTAATTGTTTTATCTACTTGTGTGTAAGACAAAGGTGGTTTTATATAATTATTATTAAACTCAGAAATTTTATCTTCCCAATTATCTGGCCATTTCTTTTTTGCATACACTGAG